TACAGGTGATGTAAACATACCATCAAACGTTGGTATTACTTTCGGTGATGATGGAGAGAAGATTGAAGGTGACGGCACAGATTTAACTATAACAGGTAATAAGATAAAGTTAGAGAGTGCTGTAATAAGTGGTTCAGCAGTTTCGACAGGTTCATTTGGACAAATAGAAGTTGCTGATAACACAGTAGTTGCTAACCTAAACGCAGATTTATTAGATGGACAAGAAGGTTCACATTACTTAGACTTTGGAAACTTTGTGATTGACAATGATGAGATTCCAATCGCTAAACTTGCACAAGACGCCGTAACCATAACCGCAGGAGACGGATTGAAAACAGGTGGTAGTGTAACTCTTGGTGGTAGTGTAACGTTAGATATTGATGTTAGTGACTTCGCAGGTACAGGTTTATCTGATGAGGGTTCTGAAAACTTAGGGATAGATGCAGCACAAACAGGTATAGAGACAATCACAAACTCAAGTCTAAAAATAGGTGCGGCTACAAATGATGAGTACATAGACTTCGGAACTGATGCTATGATAAAGTTCGCAATCGATAATACTGAAGACTTTAGAATGGCAGATGGTGGTACATTCCACGCTAACGCTGATGTTATCGCATTCTCATCTACTATTTCTTCTGATAAAAAGTTAAAGACTAATATTGAAGATATAAACTATGGATTAGCTGATGTTATCAAACTACAAGGTCGTAGATTTGATTGGATTAGAGAAGACAGAGGAAATGATATTGGTTTGATTGCACAAGAGGTTCAAGAGGTAATACCTGAAGTTGTGAAAGAAGTTGATGGATTGAATGGTAGAGACCCATACCTAACTGTAGACTATGCAAAGTTGACTTCAGTTCTTATAGAAGCAGTCAAGGAATTGAAAGAAGAAATTGACGATATTAGAAAAAAGTGTGATTGTTTGAACGATTAGGTTTATAATTATTATTTAGTAACTAAAAAGGAAATGTTATGGCAGAAGAGTCTAAATTAGTCGATAAATTACAAGAAGAGACTGATAAAATTACTTTTGAAAAAGAAGAGATGGATGCTTTGTCGCAAGTGCAAACAGACTATCTTGAGTGTCAAAATGCATTAGGGCAAATACAGGTTCAAAAAATCAATCTACAACAACAGATTGATAACTTATCAAAAAGTGAAAAAGAATACGTAGAAAAGTATCAAAAAACACAAGAAACTGAGAGAAATTTAGCTCAAAGTCTACAAGATAAGTATGGTGATGGTACTTTAGACCCACAAACAGGCGTTTTTACACCAAATTCTTAACAAAACTACATAAATATTCGTAGAATAGTAACTTAACGAAATTTTGTCTTATATTTATATATAAGATTTTTTTTCTTTATCACAAAAAACACATTTAGGAGAATTTCATGGCAGAAAGAATCGTAAGTCCAGGTGTATTTACACGTGAGAGAGACTTATCATTTCTTCCTCAAGGTATTGCAGAGATTGGAGCAGCAATAATAGGACCAACTAAAAAGGGTCCGGCTTTTGTTCCAACATCTGTTAGCAATTTCCAAGAGTTTGAAGAAATGTTTGGAGGTCTTAGTCAAGACTTTTATGTTCCATTCACTGTAAGAGAATATCTTAGAAGTGCTGGAACAGTCACAATTGTCCGTGTTCTTGGGTTAGGTGGATATAACGAAAATGTAGTTGGCTTAAGTGTTATGCCACAGAATAGTGCATCAGCAGCTTCTAATTATCAAAGAATGCTTTTAGCTGTATTAGCACCAAGTGCAACAAATGCAACCCCACCAGGTGGGTTTTCAGGCTTAACTACACCAGGTACATGGGAAAACTTTGTAGTCAGTTCAGGAAGTTTTTCAGTCAGTGCCTCGTTTGATTCAACTAACGCAAAGTTCATAGAAAACGTCTTTAGTTCGAACCCACAATCGACTAAAGCAGGAGGTGTAGACTCACCATTCTATTTATATAAATCTTTTAAATCATCCATGGCGCAAGTTGGAAATAACACAGGTAGTGCTGTTAGTTCTTCTATATTTGCCATAGATTTACAAAAAGATTATGAGAATGCGTGTACACCTTATATCACTTCACAAAAGATCGATGGAGCTACTAACAATCTATTTAAGATTAAGCTTAGATCTCATGGTGAAATTGATACACATGGAAAATATAAGATTGGTATTTTAAACGTTAAACAGGCATCTGATGTTGCTGGTTCTGATTTTGGAACATTTTCTGTACAAGTTAGAGAAATGGACCAATTAACATACAAGCAATCAGACGATGTTATCGTTGAACAGTTTGATAACTGTAACTTAGATCCAACTTCTGCAAACTATATTGCTAGGAAGATTGGTGACAGATATGTTACTATAGATGCAAACGGTAAGTTAACCTATAATGGAGACTGGCCAAATAGATCCAAGTACATATATGTTTCAGACTACGATAACGTTAAAAACGGTCTTCCAGGCACTCAAGTACCATTTGGATTTGGTAAGGTAGTATCACCTATCAATAGTGGTAGTGCAAACGTTACAGTAGCAAGTGCTTCATTTGTTACTTCTCAAACTAATAGTACAACTAGTGAATTCGATACAAGCGTATTTTATGGCTTTAACTTCGAAGATACAACAAATCAACAGTACTTGGCACCATTGCCAGCTAACGGTACTGCAGATCTAAACGTTACTTTTAGTTTAAACGACCAAACAGGACACGCAGATGCGTCTGCTGCTGATTTTGGTGGATCATCAACGTTTGCTACAAGTGCATCTTCACTCGCATTGGGAACATCTAACGTTGCTCAGCACAAGTTCATGGTACCATTTCAAGGTGGTTTTGACGGTGCTAACCCAGCGATTAAGAAAAATACTGGTACAGACATAACAGCAACTAACCAACAGGGATTTGATTGTTCTACATCAAGTGCTAGTGGATCAGTTGCGTACAAACGTGCTATAAACGCAGTTAGTAACCAGGATGAATTTGATATTAATATGCTATCAACACCAGGTTTGATCTTTACTCTTCACCCGAACCCTATCAATAGAGGTATTGCTATGGTAGAAAGTAGAGGTGATGCATTCTACGTATATGATCCAACAACTTGGAGTGAAGGTATATCTGCTGCTACTGATGCAGTGGCATCCAAAGATACTAACTACGCTGCTGTTTACTATCCATGGGTTAAGATACTCGATGATAGTGTAAACTTACCAACATGGGTACCACCTTCAGTGGTAATTCCAGGGGTTTACTCTAGAAACGATGCTGTAGCTCATGAATGGTTTGCACCAGCAGGTTTGAATCGTGGCGGATTACGAAACGTTTTAGAAGCAAAAACAAGATTAACCCACGCAGAGCGTGACCTTCTTTACGAAGATAGAGTTAACCCAATTGCTTCATTCCCAGGTCAAGGCGTTGTTGTTTTCGGACAGAAAACACTACAAGCAAAGCCTTCGGCGTTGGATAGAATTAACGTTCGTAGGTTGTTAATTAGACTTAAGAAGTTCATTGCTAGTAGTTCACGTTACTTAGTATTCGAAAACAATACTGTAGCTACTAGAAATCGTTTCTTAAACATTGTTAATCCGTATCTTGATTCAGTTCAAGCTGCACAGGGTCTAACAGCGTTTAGAGTTGTAATGGACGATTCTAATAACACACCAGACGTTATCGATAGAAATCAATTAGTCGGACAAATCTTCTTACAGCCTGCAAGAGCTGTAGAATTTATTGTTCTTGATTTTGTCGTACAGCCGACTGGAGCATCGTTTCCAAGTTAACGGATAACGAAAAAATAAGATTAAGGCTCAGTTTTTCTGGGCCTTTTTCTTTTGTGGTTTTTTAAGTTCGACGATATTTATAACAGAATATAGCAAAGCTTTTTTATTAGGAGAAATAGAATGCCACAGTTGATTGATCCAAATGACGTAATGTTTACGCAGTTTGAACCTAAGGTTCAGAATAGATTCATTATGTACATTGAAGGAATTCCTGCATACACAATCAAAGCTGCTGCAAGACCCGAAATTCAGTTTGAAACTGTAACATTAGACCATATAAACGTCAAGCGTTATGTCAAAGGAAAAGGTGAGTGGCAGACATTAACAATAACACTATACGATCCAGTTGTACCTTCAGCTGCACAAGCTGTTATGGAATGGGTGAGATTATCACACGAGTCTGTAACTGGTAGAAACGGATACTCAGATTTTTACAAGAAAAACGTCACATTTAACGTTTTAGGTCCTGTTGGTGACATAGTTGAAGAATGGCAATTAGTAGGTACATACATTGAAGGTGCAAACTTCGGTACTCTAGATTGGTCTACAACTGATCCAGTAGAAATAGAATTAACACTTAGATACGATTACGCTATACTACAGTTCTAATTTTGCTTTAAATTAGCATATCAAGTTGTGGCATTCTAGTTTGCTAATTTATGCGCAAAACGTTTTGTGATACATATATATAATAAATGCTATACGTAAAGGAGTTATAATGCCAGAAACTAAACAAAATACAGCGGGGCAACCTGGTGCTCCTGAAACACCGAAGTTTCCTACTGAAATAGTAGATCTTCCAAGTAAGGGATTATTGTATCCAGAAGGGCATCCACTTAGTGGTGGAACTGTAGAGCTAAAATACATGACAGCTAGAGAAGAGGACATACTTTCTTCTGCCAACCTAATTAGAAAGGGTGTGGTAATTGATGAACTGTTGAAATCACTAGTGGTCTCAGACGTTAACTTTAATGATATACTAGTTGGTGATAAGAACGCAATTATGGTAAACGCTAGAATATTTGGATATGGTAAGCAGTACAAATCTGACGTTACATGTCCAAAGTGTAGTGCGGTTGAGAAAGATTGCGAATTTGATCTAACCAGTATTGGATACAAAGAGATTGACGACAAGATATATAATCGTGAGAACGAGTTCGAATACGAATTACCAAACTCTCAGAGAAAGATAGTCTTTAAGATGTTAAATCAAGGAGATGAAGTAGCGATAACAAAGGATATAGAAGCAGTTTCGAAACACGTTAACAACGTTACACCCGAAATAACAACTAGACTTCGTTA